GTAGGGCGAAAAAGCCATAGGGGAGTAAGGAGGGGTTAGAAATGAAACAAGCAAGTTATAAAGATCATCCTGTATGGGGTAGCATGAAAAGATTTATTACGGCAACAAACGATCGCGTGGTGTTCGAGAGCTTTGGTCAAAAAATATTTGAGGTAGATCTTGAAGCCAACACTTTATATTCTTATCGCTACGGCCGCGAAAGTAAAAACAGACGGGAGACGATCAGTCGTATGTCTAAGTTCACGGATCTTGCCAGGATCTTCTGGTTAAAAGAAGGCTATGATGTTGTATTTGTTAATGTGTGCGAATAATGGAGGGTTATTATGAAATATTATATCGTTGTTGAAAAAGAAAATTACAAGCCATTTACATATGAATACGATCTTGAAAGTGTAAAGAAGATCATGCCTATAAAAGATTATTCCGTGGTGATCATGTTCGCTAATAACGAATTATTACAGCTCGATCGTGTGTGTTCTATCTGTGTAAAGTAA